GAGAGTAAGTGGTTTATTGTAAATTTTACGCATGTTAGACTTAATAGGTACAATCCATGGTTCCATTTTTTTTTTTTTTTTACCAGGTAGAAAACCATTGTCTTCAGTTGATACTGTAGGTCTTGTTATGATAATTTTATTAATCATTCTTTTAAAAAACATGTCTAATGCAACTTGACAAGCTAACAATGTTTTACCACTACCCGCTTTTCCAACGATAAAGTTGAATGGGTGGTGTAAAATTGCTTGTTTGGCAGCTTTTTGTTCTTCTGAAAGTGTTAATGAAAATTTAATTGTACCTTTGGGGATTTTTTTTGCTGTGTTGGGCTTAACCATATATAACGTTTGATTATACATATAAAAAAAAGGACCGCTAATGCGGTCCTCTTTAATGTTTAAATAAGTGTTAGTTATTATGAAGTTGCTGTAGTTAATGTTCCTGTAGCACCCGTTCCTTCTGCAATTGAATCAATTCTAACTACCCATCTGTTAGCTACTGGAGCATAGAAATGTATAACACTTCCTGCACCTAATGCATTAGTGTCTGCTGAGGCAGCTGTATATATTAATTTAATAGCTGTTGGTGTTGCTGGAGTTCCTGAAGTAATTACTCCAATTCCGCCTTTACCATTAAAACTAATAGTTTGCTTATTAAATACTACCGCTGTTCCAGCTCCTACTGCACCTCTAGCAAAGAATGTAAGAGCATTATTTTGATCTAAATCACCTGTAATATGCACTGCTACATGTGTATCTTGAGCACATATTGGTAAATAAACTGCTCCTACTGCTCCACCATCATGTGCACAAGTGTTTAATGCTCCATCACCTAATGTTGCTGCTAAAATTGCTGCTGCATTACCACCAACACCTGCATCTGCTTCTGCATCTGTGATTGCTACTACTGTTCCTGTTAGATTAGAAATATTTCCTGTTGCAAAATCTAAATAATTAGAAGTCATACCTCCTGAAAAAGTTGCTGCTCCTGTTACACCTAATGTACTCGATAATGTAGTTGCTCCTGCTACTGTTCCACCGTCTGTTAAGTTTAACATACTGTCTAGTATGTTGTCAAAATTTCTGTTTTCGTTTTTTAAAAACGATAATGTTTGTTGTCCCATTTTTTTTATTTTTTATGAGATTATAAGGATACAACTATAGTGGTCAACCCATAGAGGCAATTTTCCCCGTTTTGATATTATTTAACAATATCGACCAATTATTGTTTACACAAATAAATATAAAAAAAAGAGCCGCTAATGCGGCTCTCTTTAAGTTTAGTTATAAACTAACTCTTACATATCGTTCAAGTCAGAAATATATACTTTACCATAGAAATCTGGACGAACCATTTTCTTAGCATATCTAGTCATAATTCCTTTTCTTGGTGTGAATGATGTTGGATCATAAACTAAAGGAGTCATAATTAACGGAATGTATGGAGCAAATACAGCACCAGTTTCAAGGAATTGAGATCCTTTGTAACCCATTAAGATAACATTTTCTGTCATATATGGATTTTTGTAAACTGTATATCTGTTATTAATTGCACCAATCTTTTGAACACCCATGTTGTATTTATCTGAATCTCCTGCTGAATCAGCTGAGAAACCTGGGATTGATTCTAAGATTGTAGAAACTTTTGGAGAAACTACCATCCAGTTAGCACCACCACGAAGAGTTTTCTGGTGAATTAAGTTACTAACTTTTTGTAATTTAATACCTAAAGTTTGGAACCAAGACATTTTAGTGTAATATACACCTGCATCATTAATTGATGTTGTAAATGTTGGATTAGTACCACCACCTGCTGTGTTGTTAGAACTTGCAACTACGTCTTTTGCAACTGTAGCACTCCAACCTTCAACTGTGTCAGCATTTCTAATTAACATGTCTAGTAATTCAAGATCAATTTCCATTGAAATGTACTAACTTAAGATTGAAGTTAATTCTGATTCAGCGTCAATTGAATGATAAGCATTAAGATCTTGAGCGAACTCAGGTGTCCATTGTGCTTTCAATTTACGTGTTTTAGCAGCAACTGTGTCAGATCTTAATTGAACATTGATTTCTGGAATTGCTTGAGTAGATACGTTACCCGATCCTGCTGCTGGGAATGCATCTTCAAAGTCACCTCTATCATTTAAGTTATCTGGACCTATAAAGTAATTACCTGTAATTGTAGTTAAATCTACATCATTAGCACCTGAAACTACAAATTCAATAGCTGAAGTTGATGTATTTAATCTTGTAAATTGAGGGAATACTTTTATAATAGCTGAAGCTGAAGGAGTAATTGTAAATGATCTAATTGCTTCTATATCAAAATTAGCCATTGAGCTTGTATGTACTGAGATAGTTTTAACTACTGAAGTAGCACCTGTTGTACCTCCAAATTCACCTGCATGAGAAGCTGAGAATTCAGTGTCTAAGTTTAAAATACCACCAAAAGTAGCTGATGATGAAGCATGTTTACCAGTAGCAATTGCAGCTGCTTCTGTTGTTGTAAATGCTGATTGAGTTTGAGAGAATGCATATTCTCCTGTACCATAAAGACCTTTATCAAAGTTACCGTCAGTTCTTTTAAGATCTGCAGTAGCACCATAAAGTGATTCATTTGCTGATTTAAAGTTACCTGCTCCTCCATATTGGAAGTCTAAGTAAAATATTAAACCTGCTGGTAAATTCATTGGTTGAACTGAAATTAAGTCCTTTGCAACGATTTCACCAAATACTCTTCTTACTAATGGAAGAGCTACACCCGCCCATGCTTCTGAGTTACCTGCGTTAAAAGTAGCGCCTGTACCAGTAGTATTTGCTTCGTTTACAAGCTGTTTAGCTTGATTTTCAAGTAACATTGACATGTTACTTCTTTCTGTTGAAGAGTCAATTCCCTCTAAAAGTCCTGATTTTTCCCATTTTCCAGCTAATTTAGCTGATTGCTCGGAAAGAACTTGGTAGGGGCTTGAGCCTTCTAATAAGTTGTTTACTGTGTTCATTTTTATTTTTTTTTAAATGAATTATTAATTTATTTTAATGTTTGCTAGTTTTTGCATTCTAGCCATCATGTCATTTGATTCATTAAGAATTGGTTTCTTTGGAGCTGTAGATGTTCCTGCAGCTTTAGAAGCCATTCCAAAATTTTCTCTGATTGATTTTTTAGGAGTTGTTTTATTTCCTTTAGAAATAGTAAACGTGTCCTTAATTGTTTCATATATTAATTTAGCTTCTTTAACGTTTGACGCATTGTCTAAAGTTTCAACTACACGTAGTTTTTGTGCTTCATTCAAATTGTTTGCTTTAAAGATTCTATTAACATATAATAATTTGGAATTTAACAAATTAACTTCATTAAGTTCAGCCTTAACTGCGTTAAGAGCTTTTCTTGATTCTCTAAGTTCCTCATATGCTAAATCTGATACCAATTCATTTGCGTCTTCTTTAATTCCACTACCTACTGCTCCACCAATTTTAGACATAAATCCAAAGATTTTTTCTAATGCTGATGCTGCTTTTGGGTGTCTTTCTTTAAACGCTGGATCATCAGCTGCTGCTTCAAGAGCGGTTGTTATACCTGCTGCTCCAAATACACCTGCTAATCCTGCCATTGCTGTGAATACTTCTGGTCCTTCTTTTAAATCTTCGTCTTCGTCATACATAGCCATTTCGTCTACGTCATTTTCGTCGTACATATTCATCTCCATGCAATTTCCTTCATTGTTCATTCGCATACCAGGACCGCAAGATCCTTCACCTAAATTGTTAATTTCTTCAAGAAGTACATCTAAATCAAAGTCTTCAGTGGATTCTTTTTTCATTGCTTTGCCAACAGCTTTTCTTCTGTTTGCTAGATATTCATCTGTTTTATCAGATTTACCATCATTGTTAATGTCATCGTCTTCCTTTCCTACTGGATCTAGTCCTTCTTCCATCTCTTCACTATCATCTTCGTCTAATTCTAATTCGCTAAGAATTTCTTCCAAATCAATTTCCTCATCTAAATTTTCTTCTACGTCGTCTTCGTCATACATAGTCATTTCATCTACAGTATCTTTTTCATCTGTATCTGCTTCGTCTATAGTATCCTCTTCGTCCATGTCTACTGTTTCATCTAATTCTACTTCTTCCTCATCTTCTTCTTCATTCAAAGTTTCAGATAATTTAGCAGATAGCATAGATTGTAGTCTAGGTGTAAAAGCTTCTTCTAATGCGGCCTTTGCATTTGCAAGAGCAACTTCACGAACTGCTTTAGCGTCAGCGATAGCTTCTTTTAAAATGTTTTTTGCCATTTTTAAATAGTTTTTTCTCTTTCGAGTCTCGTTAATATATTGTACGGGAAATAAGGTTATTAGGAACCTTAATAGGGTTATAGTAGTCAGGGACGGCTTATTGGGAAGCGCGTATGTTCAAACATACATATAACAAGGGGAGGGAAAACAAAAGAGGCGCCGAAGCGCCTCTCTTAATAAAATATGTTAATTAAAACTGTTATTTCTTGTTTGTAAAAAATGATGCTACTAGAATCAATACTACTAATCCTACGAAACCACCGTTACCAAATCCATTTACTAATGAAGTTAGATTAGCGATTACATCCATTCCAAATACAGATCCGCCTGTTAAAACGAACCAAAGGATTGATACTGGAATTAAAGCCATAAATAATGCTCCTAATCCCCCTAAAAATCCACTTACTGTTGAAAATACTTTTTCCATTTTTCTAATGCCTGTTACCAGGACTTTTTTAATTAATAATTGTTTAAAATTTGTAAGACAAACCTAAGTTGAAAGTACCATCTCTTTCACCATTTTCATCTTCATTTAAACCCATACTGTAGTTAGGTTCAACACAAAGACCTTTCCACACATCGAAAGAATAACCAAGTCCAACTGTTAAGTTGTCCATCATTTCTTCTGTTGGTGCTTGTACTGAAACGAACATATTTGCTTTCCAGTTGTAACGGCCCCATAAATCGTAAGAAGTTTCGCCTTCAGCGTCTTCTCCCGCTTTTACTAAACCAACAATACATTTATCGTTTACTAAGTATCCGATACCCATGTTGTTAGTTAAGCTAGTCATTTCCCATTCTGCTCCATCTTCTGGTGCATTATAAGTTGTAACTACCATAAATTGTGCTGATGCCGCAAATGTCGTTAGAATTGCTACAGCTAGTGTCATAATTAAATTTTTCATAATTTTTGTTTTAGTTAATAATAATTTTAATTGTTGAAAACGAGAACGGCTGACTACCATTCTTGTGCTTTTGAAGTACCTTAGTACTTTATGTTTTTTTTAATCTCTCATAGGAGTTAATTGTTTTTATAACCTTTATTGTTTGCCATACGTATAAAAAAAATCTGGAAAAACCAAATTTTTTTGCTAGAATCTTGTATTTCTTGTTCTATTGGGATTTCCTATAGGTTGTTGTTTTTCCATACCACTTGTATGGTTCCCCATAGCTCCGTAACCTACATTTTTATTGTTATAATATTCCATTTCTGATTCATCGTCAGCAAATGATCCTCCACCCATACGTTGAGAAGGTATACTATTACCATCACCAGCATTTCCTCCACTAGATCCAGTGCCCATGTATTCTTTTATTACACTTTGTATTAATTCTCTAAGTTGTTCCTTAGTCATTTAATTGTTTATTTATGTATTTTCTTTTAGCCTTAGCTGCTGTTTTAATTTCTTTAGTGAATTTTTCTTTATCTATACCTCCTACCCACTTTTCAACAACACCATCTTCTGACACAAAGTTTGAATTAGATATATTTATAGCAGATAATAAAGTTGATTCTAATTCATCTAAAATATCTATACTATTTTTTCCTTTTATTTTATTTTTATAATCTTCATATTCTCCTCTAACTCTTAATTTACCTTCAAAATCAATAACACAATCATAACATTTTTTATTTATTTTATAATGGGGTTTGTCTAAACGTTTTTTCATTACATTACCACATTCAGGACAACACAAAGGCATAAATACTTCTTTTTTAATAGCATCTAATTTAGATATTGTTTGTTTTATACCATTTTTAATTGTCCATGTTTTTCTTCCTTCAATCCAAACATCACCTTCTTTATAGTCTTTTTGTTTAGTACTATAACCTATTTGTGTACTTGTAGATGCGTCAGTTTTACCCATAATTAAATTACGAGCTCTGTTTACATCTTTTTGTTTAAATTCTTTTTTTAACATAACTTATTTTTAATCTATACTTCTACCTAATCCTTGATCTCTTTGCATAGCTGACATTTTTCCTTTAATAAATCCATCTCTTGCATCATTAAAATCATCATCAGCTACAAATACTTTGTCAAACCAATTTTTTCCTTCATCATTGAATACTATTTCAACGTTTCCAAATCGTCTACTTACTTTATTTTTCCAATCCTCTAATGCTGATAAATCTCCTATTGCCATCATAGTATCATCTAAATTAGGAAATGAAATACTATCTTCATAATAAGGTTCACCTGTTTGAGGACGAGTAAATTTTTCTTTTTGGTAATTATTAGGGAATGAGTTTTTAAGTGTTTCAAAATTTAAATCTTCTAAGCTGATTTTAATTTCTCTATTTTCATCACCATCCATTTCATATAGAGATTTAATACCTGCTAATTGTTGGAAACGTTCTGTTAGTAGTATTTTTTTCATAGCTATAATCTACAAACACCTGTATTGTCACATAAGATATCACGCACAATATTATTTACATTAGTGTATTTATATTCAGGTAATTTATTTTTAATTTCATTAAGACTTACATTAGTTTTAGGTGCCATAAATGCCCCATGTGTAGATGGTGTTGAAACAAAATCCCAACATAATAATTCAAAATCATCTTGTACTTCAACTGTACCTTCCATCATGTTTTCTTTTACTGAACCCATACCACGAGATGAAATACCAACTGTAATACCAGCTGCAAATAATGCTTTCAATATATTTCCCGCAGGTGTACTTAATATTTCTACATCTCCCATTACATCATCTCCATCCCACCAACATCTTTTAATTGTATGAGAAACATTTTGTAAATTAATTACAGAACTTTCTGGATGATCTAATTCACCCATTGCTCTATTTTCAGTTATTGGACCCTTCATATATTCTTCAACTTCTCTTTTTAAAATTTCTGTAGGGTAAACTCTACCATTTTGGTTTTTAGCTTCAGCTCGTTGTAAAATACCAGATACTATTAAAGTTTTATTTGCTTTAATAGATTGTTCTGCTAGTTGTTTATCTACTTGAAATGGTCTATATTCTGTTAATAGCATATTATTTCTTTTTTTTAAAAGCGTTTGGTGTCATATATCCTGCACCTGATCCTGCAGTAAATGAAGCACCTGTTCCTATCATACTTGCTTCTTCTAAATCATCCTCATATGTAGCAGAATCTCGAAGAGCTACTATTGCGAGAATTAAATCATTTAAATATTCTGTTCCATCTTTTTTGTTTCCTTCTTCTATATCTTTTATAAATTCATCAATGTAATATTGAATTCCAGAATCTAACTCTTGATATGCAGGACCACGTCCAAACATATCTCCTTGAGAATTCATTTTATTTAAATCTTCATCTTCTTTTAAATCTTCTTTATGGAATAATTCTTCACTATCTTCGTTATGAGGATTTTGAGTCATAAGTTTACCATTTGGCATTTTATGTGTTTTACCAGTCCATTCTTTACCATCTTTTGTATAATGCTTTACACCTTCTTTTTCAAATAAACGTTGTTTAATTTGGTTGGCTTGCCAATCATGTATGTTAAATGGTTTTTTCATTATTTTTTATTGTATTCGTTTGGATATGATTTTCTAATATGTGTCCTAAATTTATTATATAATTCTTTTAATTCTTCAGATATTTTGTATAATACAATATCATCTGGGTTTTCTTCTGCTAGTTTATTTAAATCAATTGCTTCAGCTTCTAAATCTGCTACCATTTTACCAAAAGAACGTTTATATACTACTTTAGATTTTACATTTCCTGTTTCTGAATCTGCAGGTTCATCTACTAAATAAAAATCTTTTTCTTTACTTTTACCTTTATTTCCTCTAGCAGGATCTCTATCTGATTTTAATTCATTAAAAACAGATTCTTTTATATTATATATTTCTAAAAGACTAACCATGGATTGTTTTTAACTCATTTACTAATTCATAATAGTTAAGTAAGTTAATAACATTATCATCATTTACAGATGATTTTTTAGATAATGGTTTGATAAGATCTTTTGTTTCTTGTAATTTTATTTCTATTGCCTTATCCTCAACTTTTTTAGAATATTTTGTAAGTGTTTTTTTAACTTCTTTAATTTCTTGGTTGATGTAAGATTTAAGAGCAGGACTGTTAGTAACACTGTTAACATATTCTTTTAGTAATGTTTTTTGGTTATCTTGTAAACCACTATATTTGTCATTAAATTTTTCAAGTATAACTTTATACGTAAGTAATCTTGTATCTTTATCTTGTTTACTAAAATTTTCTAAGACAACATTCTTTTTAATATTAGGTAATTGTTTTCCCGTAATATGTTCTAAAATAGTTGTTTTAGAATCAACTATAGATAATGGTGTAGCTTCTTTATTTTCTAATAAGTTAAAAATAGATGCCATTACTTTATAATCTGTGATTTTAGCTTTAAAAAAATCATTTACATTATACGTGTCTCTAATTTCTTTAATTAAATTATACTTTTCTCTTCTTAATTGACTTTTATTTAACTTTTCATGTACCTCTATCAATGTTTCAATTAACATTGTAGCTTGACTATCTTTATTGTATTTTTGAGTAGCTAGAGTATGGTATATTTTATACTCTTTTAACAATTCTGTTTTTTTATTAAAATGTTTTTTTAAAAAAGACAGGGATTTTGGATGATTTCCTGCAATAGTATCAGAGGTTAACTGTCTAGTTAAAAGCTCAAATAATATTCCAGTATTTTTATACTTAGAATGTTTTACTTTCATTTTTTATAAATTCGAATTTATCGTATATAAATATAAACCTATTCTTGAGGCTTAATATTTTTTTCAGATAACATCCCTTTATTATTTTCTTCTTTTAAAATTTGCTTTTTATTACGAATTTTTTGAAGAGATTTTTTAAGCTGTGCTGTTTCAAGTGTTGAAATTTTATTTCCATCTGATAATTTTTCTATTTTATCTGGAGCTAATCCTGTTTTTCCTAATGGATCTCTACTAAAGTTACTCTTATCAGATTGGTATCTTTGAGGTCGTTCTACTGGTCTACCTGGATCTTTTTCATCATATCCTGTAGGGACTTGAGCTGGTCCTACCGATTTATCTCTTTTATTACCATATAATGATGCTAAATCATGAGGAGTACCATAAGAAATACCTGATTCTACTGGATCATTTCCTTCATTTTCAAGTTGATTAAGTCTAAAAGAATTCATTGAATCCTCAAGAATTTCTTCTTTTTGTTGGTTATATTGATCTGGTGATAAACCAAATACATTTTCATAAACCCAATCTTTACTCATTATTTTACCATCTATCATTTGTTGAGCTACAGCTGTTTTAGAAGTAAATAATTCTATTTTTTCTTGTTCATAAATAATTGATGGGGTAGTTAATTCTAAAGAAAAATCAACTAAGTCTTCATCATTAAAACCTTGTGAATATAAGTGTACTAATGCAATTTTAGTTAATTCAGATTCTACAATTCTTTGAACACGTTCAACTGTACGAGCAAAACGGATGTCCATACCTGCTAGTGTTGATTTTCCTTCTACTCCTTCCTCATAACCTAAAAATGGTTTAGGAATTTTAAGAGCAGCCATCATTTTATTTTTTAAATATTCAATGTCTGTTGTTCCATCATAATCTAGACCTTTTGTAGTATCAATACGAGTTGATGTATCATTATTTCTAACAGGTATATAGAAATCTTCTGTCATATTTTGAACATTAAATTTCATATTATAATCTCCTGTTGCTTGATCTATATGAGGAGTTTTTTTCATTTTATTCATGGTTTGTTTCATGAATGTTTCTATTTGTGAAGATTCAATAGATCCCACATTTACATAAAATATTCTTTTTTCAGGTGCTCTCATAATTCTATGAATTAACATAGCATCTTCCATTAACATTAATTGTTTAAATACTTTTCTAGATGGTTCTAAATAAGATCTACCATAAGGAAGATAATTA